CGGCCCGGCAGATTTCAAGTCCGCCGGGCCGTCACAGCGATCAAACTGATAGCCCGTTAGGCGATGATGTCCACGATCTTCGAGAACGATTCATCGTGGCGAGTCTTGATATCGCAATCCTGCAACGCAACGACGCGCACGGTGCCGCTGGTGGACTGGTTGTACGGATCAACTAAAATATCCAGGCCGCTCCAGAAACCGATAATCAGATCATTCCAGTTTCCGAACAGCGCGGAACTGAGGCCGGTGCCGCTGCCCTTCGTCAGACTTGAAGGCATCGAGTTCGTAACGAGAGAGCGATAGCCGTTGACGGTGTTATCTTCGTCCCAAACGAAGATTGCCTGATTCGTGGCCTTTTGCGTGGTACGCAACGCACCGCGAACCTTTGCATTCGTCACATAAGCCATCGAGCCGGCGTCGGCGTTTGCAGCGGCGACAGCCGTTTCCATCGCAACCATATCCGAGAACGCGAGGGCCGCGCCGTTTGTGCCGAGCGGATGCGTGGTAACATTCGTATTGTTCAGCAGGCCGGTCGGATCAGCGCCAGAGCCGCCGACGTTACCATTCAGTGCAGCGGCGTCGATGGCAATCGCCATGACCGTCGCAAGGTCTTGACGCGCGAAATCTTCGGCGGAAACCGCAGACTGCAAGATAAACTTGCGCGAAAGATCGGTGAACGCACCGACGGTTCGGGGATTCAAGCCTACTTGCGTGATGGTCGCATTGCTCTCGGTTGGCGCGTTGCCTTCCGTCACCCAATAAGCCGTCGCGCCGGCGGATTGTTTCGGCAACGAGAGATCGCCGGTAAGGCCGGTGAGCAATCGTGCGCCGAGCTGATTGACGACGGTGCGATTGCGCAGCAATTCGATGAAGTTGGATGCGTCCGTAATCGTCGGCTTCGCGCCGGAGCCGGTCGTCAAGTTCAAGTCGCGGCGCTCGAACGCAACTTCCGTTGGGAAGTAGAAGCCCTGCGGCTGCTTGCCGCTTCGCTTGGCGATTTCGTCGCTGACTTCGCGCTCGAAGCCATCGACCGCGCGATTATTCATGAGACAGCGGATTGCGCGCAGAAGGCTATATTGCTTGAGGTCGGCGGTCTTGACGCCAGACGATCCTTCGCCATTACCATCGCCTTCGACGAGAATTCGCTTCTCGCCGGCGCGTTCCAACTCGTACACTTCCTCGAAGCGCTGAAGCTCTTTGTCTTTTGCGGCGACCTTGCCTTTCAGCTCATCGAACTTCGCCGATTCGTCGGCGCTCATGTCGCGCTTCTCATCTTCGGATTTCTTCATCACGGACTTCATGTCGTTCACCAACTGGCCGCGCTCTTCGCGAAGTGCTTTGATCTTCTGCCACATTGAGATTGTCCCCCTGCCCGAAAAAGGAATGTGATCGCGTGCGGTGTGGGCGGATCAGCTATTTCGATTCATAGCCGATCCGCCACATTCCCCGCCCTGCGCCCCACAAGAAAAGATTCACTAAACGTCAAGAAGAAACATACGCCCAAGCGTCGTGCGCTGCGTTTAACAATTCTCACTAGATAATTGTTGAGACAGTACGCGCCGCTGCATCGCGGATCGGCGTCGGGATCGGCGGAAGCCGATCCGCCAACGTCGGATCAACACGAATATGCAGGCTTGTATCGGTATATGCCGGAATGCTCGTAACCGTGATTTCCTTCAAGTCCATGCTGTGAACTTCGCGGATCGCTTCGCCGCCGTCGCGAGTGAGCTTTTCGCCACCTTTCGGAACACGGAATCCGAAGCTCATGCCGCGCACGTCGCCGCGTTCGACGAGAGTTTGCAGGTCGCGAGCATATTGCGTGTCCGGCATATCCACATTGAACCAAAGGCCGCGATCGTCTTTGCCGATTCGCAACGTGCCGGCGCTTGTGCGACCAAGAATCTGCGCGGCGTCATGGTGATAAAGCGCACGAATGTCATCACCGCTTGCGATGGCCAATACGTCGGTGCTTTTCGCTATCGCCTTGTCAACCGCGCCGGGCATGATTCGCTCGCGGAATCCGCCCAGGTCTTTTGACAGGCTGTTGAAGCGGATCGCATAGCCGACAAGCTGATTCGGCTTTCCGTCGCGCTTCTCAATTCTCAACTGCATCGGATCGCCGTCATAAATAGACAGCGCCCGCAATTCGATCGTCTCTTTCATTTTCTCCCCCTTGAAATGGTTAATTCTTTTTTTCTTGATCTTCGTTTTCTGCGTCGCTCGCCGCCGACGAATCTTCGCCACCCAGGATCGCATTGACGGCCTGCATGTTCATTGGCTCAAGCAACCGATCGCCACCGTCGATTGGCGGCATTCCTTCTTTGTCGCGAATCTCGTTAGCCGTTTGCCATCGACCGAAAGAGAGAGCGTATGATTTGAATCGCTCAACGGTTGTTCCGCGCAACTTTGAATCCATGTCGAAACAAACTTCGACACGATTTTTTTCAGATTCCAAAAGCAGCTTGCGCGAAATCTCGGCTTCCCATCTGATTATGTAGGGCTGCATTGTGCCCTGATAAAATTCCATGTAATTCTGTTCCGCGCTGGCGTAACTCGCTTTCTCCAAGTCGCCGAGCATGTGAGGCGGAACACGATAGATGCGTGCAACTTCGCGAACTTGATGCACGCGGCTTTCAAGTGCCTGAGATTCGTTCGGCTTGCCAGTCGTTTGATGGAACTTCATGCCGCCTGTCAGCGCGGCGATCTTCCATGCGCTATCAGGGCCGGTGTAAGTTGCTTTCCATGTTTCTAGGAAATCTTTCGCCGCAGCCGGTTTCATCGCGCCGGTTTCGATAATGCCGCCGATGTTCCCGCCTTGCCCAAAGAATTTTGCGGCAAACTTTTCAAGCGCCAGCGACAATCCAACGGTCTGCCGATGAAAAATAATCGGCGACACGCCGATGAGGCCATCGAATGAGATTGGCCCAGGAATATGAAGCATCTGTGACGAAGTGAGATTGAAAGTCTTATTGGCGAATGTAGTGATGTACGTTAATTCGCCACTCGATCCAGATTGCAACACGCTCGTATTTCTTGACGGCACTGGATAGAGAGCGACAGGACTGCCTGCGGGATCGCGCTCAATCATTGCGTAGGCATTGCCGTAAAGTAGCTGATTGACCATCATCGTTTGTCGCGCCATGACCGACGACATAAATGGGTTCGCGCTGCCGCTCGTATTCAGAAGCGATGCAATCGGATGGTCGATGATCTTTTTTTTCTTGTCGTCTTTGACGATCAAAGGCAGGCAGGCGTAGGCGTCCGAAATGAGTTGCACGGCGCTCCATAGAGCGCTAACGCTCATAGCGTTTTCAGGCGTAACAGTGATGCCCGTATCGTGGCCATCTGGAATCGCGGAGAACAATCCGCCATTTGCGGCCCTTCCAAAAAACGTCGATGCCCATGATAGCAAGCCCATTCATCCCCCTATGACAGCACAATCAATCCGCCAGGCGAATCATTTTTTTCGGAGCGATCGGCCATCTTGCAGATCAGCGCCATAAGCAATCCGGCAATGCCGTCGATCTTGCTGCGGCTTTTCTTTTTGTTGATTGAGTAGTTGTCGTTTTTGTCGATATCGACGACGACATTTGACGCATGCCAGCGGAGTAATTTGTGTCCGCCGTGATTGATCCATCCGGCCTTGAGTAATCGTTCAAGCTCTTTCGCCGGCAAGTCCTGGCTGATCCAACCTTGACCGGCTGGCACAACTTCCAAGCCATCGGAGAGCAAATCATTTTCCAGCGATTGACCTTGAAATTTTCTGTCGATCGCGAGCAGCTTGATCTTGTAGATTTGCGCGAGTTCGTTTACACGCTGTCGAACAACGTCGTAATCGACGACATTGCCCGGCGTCAGCTCAATCAATCCCTCTTTCGCCCAAGCGCGGTAGGGAACTCGATGCTTTTTTTCCAAACCGAGAATGTTGTCAGCCGGCAACCAGAAAAACGGCAGAACGTCGATCCCGGCGGCGTTCGGAAAAATCAGCACAAGCGCAGTCGTGTCGTCGGTAGCGGACAAGTCCAAGCCGGCGAAACATTCCTGGCCTTCAAGTTCTTTCGCGTCGATTGCTCCCGCGCAGGCATCCCATTGATCCAACGAGAGCCACGCATCGGCAGTCTGCACCCACTGATTCAGGCGATATCGCCGAAAGCTCGCTTCTTTAGCTGGCGTTTCCTTCGCCTCAAGAAAATCCGCGCGCATATCTTCGATCGTGAGCGTGACGCCCAGGCTGGGATTCGCCTTGTACCAGCACGATTCATCTTCCCAATTATCTTCCGATCGCGCTTCGTAGATGAGGGCGTAGAATGAAGTATCGAGCGAGACGCCGGCTAGAACTTTTATAGCGTATTCATATTGCTCGCCGCAGATTGTTTCCTTGTCGCTGCCGGCAGTCGTGATCGCGAGCAACAGCGGTTGCCGGCGGGCGATGCCGGCATAACGCAGCGTATCCCACAATTCGCGGTT